TGCTGCCCGTGGTCAATCAGTCAATTGTTTAGTTATTGATGAGATGGCATTTATTGAACCTCACTTAGTAGAAGAGTTCTGGAAATCTGTCTTTCCTATTATTACTTCTTCTAAAAAATCTAAAGTGTTTGTATGTTCTACAGCTAATGGTACTGATAATCTATTTTATAAGCTATACACAGAAGCGGTAGATGGTTTAAATAGCTGGGCTTATGATATGATAAAGTGGGACGAGATCCCTGGTCGCGATAAAGCATGGGCTCAAGCTACAAAAACAGCAATCGGATCATCTGATGCCTGGTTACAAGAGTTTGAATGCGAGTTTATTCACTCTGGGGAATCCACACTAGATGATGAGTTGTTTGAAGAAATGATGAATAAGGTATCTAAACCTAAAATTTTATTAGACGACGGTCATTATAAGATATGGGAAGAACCAGATGAGTCTAAGATGTACGCTGCAGGTGTAGATATTTCTGAAGGTGTAGGTGTAGATTCATCTGTCATTCAGATTATAGACATAACAGACATAAGAAATATAAAGCAAGTAGCGGTCTACAGAAACAACAAAATACCCCCTTTAGAGTTTACCAATAAATTATATGGTATTTTAAGAAACTGGGGGTCTCCCTTGGCTCTCATAGAGAGAAACAATTGTGGCGCCCAGGTAGTGGATCGGTTATCTGTCGACCTAGGATATGAAAAAGTTGTATCGTATGGTAATGCCAAAGCTCATCGACGTAATGTAATGAGAGGGATGATCGCGCACACTAATACCAAATATAAAGGCGTTCTCAACATGCGCTATTTTATGAATGAAGTTAGAGTGATTAAAATTAATGAGGAGGACACTGTAAAGGAGCTTAGAAACTTTGTACGGTATCCTAACGGTACCTGGAAAGCTCGAGCTGGGTTTCATGATGACCGAGTTATGGCGATGTTATATGCATTATTCATTCTAGAAAAGGAGATTACAGAAAGGTTTTTTGAAATTGTGGAGTTGGATGATATGGGCAAGCCTCTTGTAATAGAGCCTATGGATTATGGTATCAGTTATTTTGAAGACCCTACTTCAATATATCTAGATAATGAAATAGTTGGTAGTAATAACCACGAACTACCGGCTATTGTATGGGGCATGGGTGATGAGATGGAGGATGAGATGAGCGATCTCGAAGCAATGGGGTACCACTTAGTAGGAGAAAAGCCTCCTGAGAACTGGCAGGCAGGAATACCTAAACAGGTATAAATATATATATGGCTCGAAATACCGAACAGCAATCGTTACTTAATAAATCAAGAGCAGATAAGTTTTTACTGGTCTTTGATGTACCACCTATATTAAGAGACTTTGATAAAAAATTTAAACAGGATCAAACTCAGTTTATTGGTGAATCAGTACAATTTTCTATTTTTGGTGCTGCTGTACCTGAGGTTACTGTACCTGCTATTGAAAATAGATATGCCGGCAGCACTTTGTATGTATCTTCACATGCTAAGAACCCATACCCACCAGTAAGTGTTAATTTTAATGTAGATAACGAGTACAAAAACTACTGGGTTATGTATACTTGGCTTAATCTATTACACGATCAATATGAGGGCACATACAATTCTCGTAAATTAGAAACAAATGATCCAGATTTTTCAGATTATCAGACTGATTTAACTATTTTTGGTAAAGATGAATTTAATAATACTAGAATAAAATTTACATATACTAAAGCGTTTCCTACTACAATTGAAGCGGTAAACTATAATTACCAAAATCCAGATGAGATATCTTCAGGATTTACTTTTGTCTACTCGCAATTACATACTGAAATCGTTAATTTTTGAATTTATTTGGCTGAAATAGGATAAATAATTTTATGGCACAGCGCACTATAACCTCCCCGGGAGTAGAAATCAGAGAATCAGATCTTTCATTGACAACGCCAGCTAATGTAGGTACTAATATCTACGTTACTGGCTTTGCACAACAAGGACCTTGTGACGAGGTACTTAAAATAACCTCTAAGCAGGAATTAAATCAAATATTTGGTACACCAACCACTTCAGCCGAAAGATACTTCTACTACACAATAAACGAACTTTTAAATTCCCCTGGTAATGTTTACGCATCACGGCTACCATACGGCGTTGGGACAGGAGATGGATTTGGAGCTAAATACTCCGCATTAGCTTATCCAGTCACTGCGCGCGACGTAGCTGGAGCAGCACCGACTGACTTAACTATAGGTAATAGCTTATCCGGTGTATATTTCTTAGGAGCACCTACTCATATTGAATTATCTAAAACAGAGTACCTTAGCGCTATTGATGGTACAGGATTTGATTGGTCAGCAGTCGGGTCAACAGCACATACCCTCACCGGTGCCCTAGCTGGTAAAGGTTCAATTGGTAACTTAGGTAGGGCCGGACTAATTGTTTTAAACAAATCACAAACAACTATTAATAACGGGTTTGAAGGTTATTATATAGGTGCTATTGATAACAGTAGTATTAACCCTGCATCTAATTTTGACAGCATCTCAAGTGTTAGATCATTAAATGTAGCATTAAATACTAATGCTCCACTTACTCAAACCACAATTGTACCGGATGCGACTTTAACTTTCCCTATTACGGCAAATTACAAAACAGGTAGAGGTAATAGTATATCAGAGGTAATGGAAAATCTTACTGATTATGATATTGATAATAGACAGTTTGATGATTACTTAAACATTGGAGTATTTAAATTACGTAAGTCTCTGTGGGCCAATGCTGCTACAAAACTTGATTACGTTTTATCTGACGGAATTGTAGGATCAGTTAACTCTAGAAGAATGCAAAATAACCCTAACGGAGGAGTTGATCAAAACATATTCCTTGAAAGAGTAGATGATAGTTCAAGGAATGTGACACTACTTGTTAATGATTATGTTTCTGGTAGGTTAAATGGTCAGACAGGATTAAACGCTGCTGGTGAGGTAAGCAAGAAGATCAGAATGTATTCCACAGATCTAGAAGCTTTAACAGCGGGTTATACTGCTGTTGAGTACGTACCAGCTGCTGGTACAACAGCCGGGGCATTAACATCTCTAGCTGTAGTTGGTGGTGGTGCTGGTACTGGGTTTAGAAAAAATGATTCATTATATCCATTAGGTGCTTATTCTAACGAAGTTGTTACTGATAAGCATATTGGTAATATACCTAATAAGATTGATAGAGCGCTTGAAGGTATTAAGAATGATGAAATCTATGATGTAGATGTTGTTGTTGAAGGTGGATTAGGAACAATTTGGTCTACCGCTTGTGCAGCAAATACAGCATACTACGACGAATTTGCTAGCTCATCTGCAATTACTGTTGCAGTAAATGGATTAAGAACTTCTAGTGCAATTGCAGGCACAGCATTAACTCTTAGAAATGATTACTCAACCATCTTTAATAAATTTGAGCAATTTGTCAAGCCACCTTACTTAGGTGGAAGTAGAGGTGATTGTATATTTGTTGCTGATCCAATTAGACAAATATTCGTTACTGGGGCTAATACAAAGATTCTAGATAATAAAGATAATAATTTCCAAACATCAATATACTGGCCAATTAAGCATCAGTTTGACAATGAGAATACTTCTTATGCTGCTGTTTATGGTAACTGGGCTCAAGTGTATGATGGTTATTCAGGGCAGCAGGTATGGGTACCATTCTCTGGATTCGCTGGAGCTGCAATGGCAAGAACAGACGCTGTCGACTTCCCATGGTATGCACCAGCCGGATTTAGTAGAGGTTTAGTACCGTTTTCTAACGATCTTGCTGTAAATCCAAATCAAAAGCAGCGTGATGAGTTGTACAAAGCTAACATTAACCCAGTAGCGGCATTCCCTGGACAAGGGCAGGTTATATTTGGGCAGAAGACTTTGAATAAGAAGCCGAGTGCATTTGATAGAATCAATGTACGTAGATTGTTCTTAGCATTAGAACGACCAGTTAAGAAAGCTTCAAGGTTCTTCGTATTTGAGCAAAACTCTGAGTTTACAAGAACAAGAGTTGTTAATACTTTAACTCCTGTATTTGAAAGAGCTAAGAATAATGAAGGATTATACGATTATCTAATTGTGTGTGATGAGAGAAACAACACACCAACAGTAATTGATGCAAATGAGCTAGTAGTAGACATTTACATTAAACCTACTAGAGCAGCAGAATACATCCTAGTTAACTTCTACGCAACTAGAACAGATGCTAATTTTGAGGAGCTTATATAACGACTAATTAAATAATATTATGGCAACAACAATTCAAAACTTCTTTACTAGAGCGGCTGAAAAGCAATTTTCACGAGACTTCTTATTCCGTGTTAGACAAATTGATCTAGTAGGGGGTGTAAGTTTTAATGGAGATGAAGACTTAGTATACGCTAGAACAGCGCAGTTACCTGGCAGGACTATTGAAAACCAAACTGTTAATTATTACGGGCAAGAGTTTCAATTACCTGGTAGAGCGACTTATCAAGGTGCTGATGGCTACGCTATAGAATTCTATCATGATGAAGATTGTGAGTTAAGAACAAAATTTGAAGCTGCGTCAAGAGCGGTTTTTAATAATGAAACATCAACCGGTCAATATGGTATGCCTGGTGATGAATCAGTTATTAACTTAGTTCAAATTGATAAGGAGCTAAACGATGTTCGTAACATAGAGCTAGTCGGTGCTTCAATTAGAGATATAGGTGACATTGGTTATAGTATAGCTGATGGTACTGGTGAAGTGGTTAACTTCGAAGTAACTTTTGCTTATCATTTCTATAGAGACTTTAGTTAAAGTAAAGTGCCGATTAAATATTAATAATGGCACATGAAGCTCTAGATTTTTTACAAGCTTATAGTAAGGATAACAAATACTTTCTATCCCACCCTTTCCTGTGGAAGGTGTCCTTTAACTATAATTTTATAACGCTACGAAGGGCTATTAATGGTGCATTACGTAAGAGTGGTGAAAGCTGGAGAGCTATTACCTTACCTAAATTTTTCGAAAGAAATGGAAATATACTTGCAGCGCGTGAAATAACTATACCACAAGAGTTAACAATGTTTAATGACTACGGTATTAATGCAGACAGTCGTGGTGGTTTTTTACCGGCCTTTGGTGCTAATTCAAGAGAGAGTTTCTTAAGAAGAGGTATTACAATTAATTTCTTTGAAACAGATATCGATATCGAGCATACCTTTTTTAGACCTTGGATGATATCCATAGGAATAGACGGTCTCATTAACCATGATCTAAAATGTGATATTGTAGTAAAACAATATGATAACCGCGGTGTAAGAAGAAAGGGATATGTGTTTGAAAGAGCTTTCCCAACAAACACAGAAGGTGGTACATATAACTACAACCCTTCAGATTTTAAAGAAAAAACAATAACTTTCGCTTTTAAAAATTATAGACCATTATAATTAATAGTATGCAATTGTCTTTTATACTTCCTAATAAGAAGGAAGTCTTTGTAAGAGAGCTACTATTTAAAGATCTTAGAAAGTTTTCATTACATGATGACTTTACAGTCACTAGTGGAATGCAGTTCTTAGAAACCTTTATAATAACAGAGGGTCTTAATATAGTCGAAAAATTCCTAGCTTTTTTATTTTTAAGAGAGGTGTGTATTGGGGATCAATTAGTTGTTGGGTCTAAAAAAGGTAATGTAAATGTAAGCTTTGAGCATATAAGATCTAATATAGGCTCATTTGAAGATATATCTGAACATATAACAACTGACGATATTGAATTTACGTTTAACTACCCGGTACAGTATAACTTAGGTGATTCTGATTTTATGCTAAGTTGTATAGAGAAAATAAAAATACAAGACGAAGTTATAACTCTATCTACATTAAGCGAAGCAGACGTTAAACAGGTAATGGATAAAGTACCAAGAGATACTTTAAAGTACCTACAAGAATTTTTACAAAAAAACGAAAATTATTTCAATATTAAAATTCTCGAAAAGCGAGAATCAATTGGAGTAGAAGAAATTAGTATTAATATGCTTACTACTGTATTACCTGCCTTTATAGTTAGATTGTTTAATTGTGTAAGTGATGCTGATTATAAGCAAATGTTATTTACATTATGTAAAAGGATACCTGATGTAAACTTTTTAATTAATTCTACCTATAAAGAGTTAAACGATTTTTATACTCTCTATAAAGAGGAAGTTGATAAGCAAAATCAAGACTTGAAAAATCAAAATTCTAGCTAAATAACAATATGAGTAAAGATGTATCTAGTTTCTTATCAAAGTTGGATGATTTAAATAAGGAAGTTATAAAAGTATATTTACCTTCTAGAAAGAAAACTATTGAAGTTAAGCCGTTAACCCTAAAGCAACAAAAGGATTTAATATCATCTGTATTGGATGGGCTTAAAGGTAGTCTGGATTTTAGTAAGACTGTAAACAAAGTTATAGTTGATAATACTGGTATTTCTGATTTAAAGATATACGACAAAATACCTATTTTAGTTGGCTTGAGAAAAAGCTCACTTGGAGATGAAGTAAAGGTAGATGATGAAACAGTTAGTCTTGCACGAGTAGTTGACAACGTAAAAAATACACAATTTAAGCTCGAAGAGGATGGTACAGTTAAGTTTAAAAACTTAACCGTTAGTTTAAAGATACCAACTTTAAAAGATGAAAGTGTTTTAATAACAAAATGTGATCAAGATATTAATAATAAAAATGATGTCTTAAAGGAAGAGATTGGTTTATTGTATATATTTGAAATATTAAAGTATATCGATAGGTTAACAATAGGTGAGCAGGAAGTAGTATTATCTGAAATTCGAATTAACGAAAGGATCCGACTAGTCGAAAAGCTACCTTTGACACTTTATAAAGGTATTTCAAAATATATTGAAAAGGTTAATGATTATGCTAATAAACTGCTTACGGTGGATAGCAGCGAGCTTGTTATAGATTCTACGTTCTTTGATACACCTGGTGATTAAATAATAATGTGGAAGATAAAACAGATTACGGATTCGCTAATTTCAGTGACCTTTTAAATAGATCGGTTACAGATACTGAGAAGCAGGAAAAAAACAGCTTTCAGAAAAATATAAAAAATCCTTCTGCTTTTGGAGGCCGTGGTGGGGCTGGCTCAACGATACTATCTTCACGTGATAAGATGATACTTGCTGCTAAGGCTACAGTATTCTGGCATACATATTATAAGATTAAAAGGAGAGTAGACCCG